ATTTCTCGGGAACATTCCGTTTCACCAAAGATGATAGCATATTCACGTAATGATTTCTTTTTCCGCTTCGATTCTACGGCTTTCAATCCGCCCTTCCTGCCATTTACTCGGGCAGATTCTGCGGAATATGGCTTCAGGTTCTTCAGACTTTTTTCATTTATCATATCTACCACTTCCCTTTTACTATAAATCGCTTTTAAACCGCTTATTACTTCGATACAGGCGTTTCTATCGTTCACACGATACTTTATATGTCCCGCCCTTCAGAAATCGCTTACAGACGATTTTACGAAGTCATTTTTGATTTTAGAAACTTCAGTTTCTTTTATTGTACCATATTTAAACTGGTATTTACAATAGCACCCACTTTATGGTATAATGAGATGCAGACATATGTCTTACCTCAATATTTCTAAAATTTGTTGGTGGTTATTTTTTCGGCTTTGTGTGAACAAAGCCCCCTTCTTTACCAGTTCAGGAGTTGCCCTTCTTTCATAATTCCATAAATATCCCTTCTACAAAGAAACACCTGTCATTAATTGGCAGGTGCTTCTTTTTTTATGCCTTATTCAGATTGCTTTTCCTCGCTCGCTCATCGCTCGCTTGCCGTACTGGAAAAAGGATATTTCGCACGAACAACAAAGGAGCAACAAAGGAGAATTCTGAAGGTTACCCTTTTCGGTACAGTTCCGCTTCAGCCTGTTCCAGTTTTTCTTTGGCTTCTGTCACCGATGACACTGGGGCAGGTACAGTTTCACCTTTGCTTCTGTAAAAGGTTTCCTGTTCTTTTGCAATCAGTAAATCATTGGCTACTTCACTTACTGCGTTCATATGTAACCCCCCTTACCAAGCAGGCGTATAGTTTTTCTTTTTCGGCTTGTTTTCCCATTCCTGAAGCATCTTCTTTGCTTCTTCATCTGTGATTTTGATGATAGTACCATCGTCAATGAATGCTTTTGCATTTTTCAGGAAATCGCCTTCAATTTCACCGACAACCAATTCAGGTTTATTTGGCTTCAGGTGGATCACTGCAGTTTCATAATTGTAATGGTTCAATGCTTCACCATACGGAACAGAAATAATACACTTTCTTTTATTCAGATAAAATGCCATTGTAATCATCCTTTCTTGAATCTTCACGCTTGATTCACGCTTATCTTGAAAATTTTACGATTGCGAATTTCAACAAATCCGCAAGTTCATCACAAAAGCTATTTGTTTTGTGGAATCGGTTCATCCCTGCCTTGATGCGTTCTACAGCTTCAGAAGAAAGCACCACAGTAACAGTAACAGAAGAATCATCCTTTTTCAGATCGCTAACAGTAACCATAAATATCACCACCTTCCTTTTTTCGACTTCCTGTTCCAGTGTTTTCTGAATTACCGCACATCCTATTCAGAATCACTTACATTTTTAGTTTCACAGACCTTTGCAAGATACTGCACTGTCTTTCCGTTGTGGCTTTTGGCAATGTCAATACAGCAAATTAAATAGTCATATCCATACATTTCCAACAAATCATTTAAAGTCATGTATTCATTAGGCAATCTTATAGCACCTATATTTTCAATAAAGTACTGTTTGACTTTGAGGTATTCAGGATTTTCCAAATAAGAAGAAATTTCTTCTTCAAATTTTCCGTCTATCTCATCCCGTTGATTTTCACTTACTTTGTTTTGATTGCCCTGATTTTGATTTTGATTTTCCTGATTTTGATTTTGATTTTGACTATCCTGTGTTGGCACTTTGTCAACATATTGTCGACAAGATTCATATACTTCATCTTTTTCCAGTTCTTCCAATTCAGCCGAAAAAATGGTGTTTTTCCTTCTTGTCGGCTGTACCCTGTTCATAAGATACCAGTGTATGATTGCATACACACCTGATTCAAATTTTTTAACATAACCATTGTCAATCAGTTCCTGTATATCTTCCTTATTCCCACCCGCCATAAAGATAACCTGTTTCAAATTTGACAGCATACCTTCATCATCTGCGTTCAGAATCATATATACATACAGCATCCTTGCTGTTACCGACATATCTGTGAATCTGTCAGAAAAGAATATATCTTTTGAAATCATTCGTCTATTCGCCATCGCAACCCCCATGAAAGATGCCTGTGAAATTTACACAGGCATCATAGATTCCTATTGCTTTAAAATGGAATATCACCAGTATCTTCTTTTGGTGGTGTTGCTTTTGGTTCATCACCATCTTTGGCGAATATGTTTTCCGTCAGTGACTTTAGTTCTTGCATATCCCTGATCCCGCAATCATAACCATGCAGGAAAGCTTCCACAAAGGCGTAATTGATGAGTTGATACGTTTCGTCATCCACTCGTTCTTGCAATTCATCAGGTAGTTTCAGGAATAGCACCCTATCGGCTTCGAAGTATCCATCAACTTTTGCCTGAAAGTAATTGCTAATCATCTTTTCACAGGCTTCAAGCGATTTATCGCCCTTATCGTGGGCAGATAACACAGCCTGAATTTCATGTAATGTCCTGATAGTGATTTTGTCGAGAATTCGTTTTCCGTAATCTGCGTCTGCTGTGAATTTCATCATAATTCCATCCCTTCTGTGCTTTAAGCACCCTGCTTTTTAAGCCTTCTGTATTCTTCTTTAATGCCAAAAGCTACCGCCATGCCAACATTGGCTTTTACCCAGTTATAAGCGGATTTCAGCCCCGCAGCATCTTTGTAAAAAATGCTAACCAAAGCCGTTGAAACGTGAAGCCTGACTTCGTTTCTGTCAGTTTTCAGGACTTTCAATTTCCAGTTATCAGGGGTAATTGCTTTTCTCATTCCTTACATCCTTTCTGCTAATAGTTCCGATGGGTGGCATCCCAATGCCCTTGAAATCTTGCCCAGTGTTTTGATGGTAACCTTTCCTTCGCCTGATGTGATTTTGTAGATAGTTTCCACACACAGACCTGCGACATTCGCCACTTCTGAAGGATTCATTGCTTTTTCAGCACATTTCATGATAAATCTTGTTCTGTCTATCCGCATATTTTCACCACCTTTTTTAGCACAGAATCCTTATATTTTAATTATACAGTATTACATACTAATTTAACAATACCTTTTTGGGAAAAACCTTGATTTTTTACATAATTCATTTTAAAATATATAGGTGGCTGTATATGAAGTGTAAACTTTTTGGGGGATGATAAAATGGAATTTGCAGAAAGATTGCGTTTATTGCGAAAAAAAGCTCACCTAAAGCAAACAGATGTGGCAAGGATGGTAGGTATCCCTATTGGCACGTATAATTCTTACGAAACAAAAAATGCAATGCCACCTGTGGATACCCTGATGAAACTTGCAACCGCATTCAATGTTGACATGAATGAAATCACAGGTTTCCTGCCAAACCCTTATATCAAAGCAAAGAAACTTGCTGAAGAAGCAGATATTCCCTTCACCGACACAGGCAAGAACATTCAGATTACCTTCATGCACGTATCCAAAAATGGCATACTGAAGCCTTCCACCCTTGATATGGATTATCAGGAATTTACAAACCTGATTCTTTCCTTTGACAAGGTTTTCAATGACATATACGTGTATGAATTAAGGAATCGCAATATGAAGGACTACATCAGCACCTGCGTCTTGAAAAAGAAGTTTGATGTTGAAATTATGAATCCTGTGAAGATTTATTGATGAAAGGACGGATACCAATGAATGTAGCTATATATGCACGTGTAAGCACCGCACAGCAGGCAGAGCATGGGTACAGCCTTGAAACACAGATAGACCTTTGCAGGAAGAAGGCTGAAGAAATAGGTGCTACATCCATCAAGGAATATGTTGATGATGGTTATTCTGGTGCTTATCTTGAAAGACCTGCACTGGATGCTTTAAGGGATGCCATTGACAATAAGATGCATGATGTGGTTATCGTTTATGATACGGATCGCCTTGCACGTGATACCATGATACTGTTACTGATTACGGAACAAATTGAAAATTCAGGTGCAAAGCTGATGTTTGTAAATACCACGTATGACAACACCCCTGAAGGACAGCTATTCTATGAAATCAAAGGTTCATTCGCCAAATATGAAAGAATGAAGATTCAAGACAGGTTCGCACGTGGCAGGCGTGGCAAATTAAGACGAGGTTTCCCCATCATGGATTCCCATGTATATGGTTATGATTTCATTGATGGGAAATACGTTATAAACGAACAGGAAGCGGATGTTGTCAGGCTGATTTTTGATTACTACATCAATCATGTTGGTGGGCAGAAGAACATTATCAAAATGCTTCAGGATAAAGGCATTCCTTCCCCACAAGGTACACCTACGTGGCGAGCAAGTGTTATCTGCAACCTTCTGAAAAGGGAACAGTACACAGGGGATTACTTCGCACAGAAGATTTACCGCAAGAAAACAGGAATCAATAAAACCACCGACATTAAACGTGATCCGTCAGAATGGATTCCCATGTCATGCCCTGCCATCATCAGCAAAGAAATCTTTGAAAAGGCAGAAGAAAAGCGGAACAGGAACAAAATCCAAAAAATCAGGGAAAGCAAATACCAATCCCTTCTTCAAGGTGTGGCATACTGCGGTATTTGTGGCAGGAAGATTGCCTTCAAGCATCATCACGATAAAGCAAAAACAGGGGATTATGATTTTTATAAATGTAATTCACTGATAAAGCCTAATAAACCATGTGGTAATCGTACAATGCAATCTTACATTGTTGATACAATGGTATGGGATATAATCGAAAAAGTCTGCTACAATGAAAAGATGATGAAGAAGTATCTTGCACTGCATCAGGAAGAAGCCAAAAGGGATAATATAAAAAAAGACATCCAAAAAGAATTGGATGCCCTTGTCAAAAAAAGAGAAGGCTTTATGAATCTGTTTTCTGCAAACCTGATAACACTGGATGAATGCACAGAAAAGCTTCAGGAACTGAAGAAGCAGGAAGAAGCATTAAAGGCACAGTTACCCACCGCAACCAACAAAATTGATATAACAGGATGCGTAAGGGATTCAAAACGAAGTATCACCTTTGAAGATAAGCGTAATTTTGTTGTGAATCATGTCGAAAAGGTTACCATCATCAGGAAAGGTTCAAAATACGGAAAGAATTATGATCTTGACATTGCTATTCGTTTCAAATAAGTTATACTATATGCTTCCGCAATATGTAATGGAAAAGCACAAAGTATAATTGTATTTGAAACAAGCATGAAATCTATTGTCAGGAAAGTTCAACACCCTTCACTTTTTCAGCAATCTTTACAAGTGCTTTTTTCACCCTTTTTATTATCGTTTTTTCGCAATAGAATGTTTCCTCACCTATTTGGAAATAGGTTTGTCCCTGCTCAAAATGACGGATCAAGATGTCCCTGTCAGCTTCGTCAGCATATTCATCAAGAAAGTGCAACAACTTTGCCTGTGCTTCAATGTTTTCTTGCAATCGTTCCTGACAAAATGCAATCTGTTCTTCCTGAAAAAAGGTAAGGCGTCCCTGCCTTTCCCTTTTTATGATTTCCTTCTGAAGGTATGCAATCTTTTCTTTCAGAAATGGAATCATGAAAAAATAATAACGCAACCATTCCAGTTTTTGCTTCACTTCTTCAGGTGTCATAATCTCACGCTTTATTCAGCTTTTCAATGGTTTCCCTATATGCCTTGATTTTATCCTGATTCTTTTTGACATCCTGATACACAAGATTCCGCACATATTCAGACAGGGAAGCACCCCTGATTCTTGCCATGACTTCGGCATCTGCCTTCAGTTCAGCAGACAGCTTATAATTCAGATTTACCAATTTATCCATGAGATAATACCACCTTTCTATATTTGATTGACAACATTATACAATGTGTGATATTATCTTGTAAAGAAATATTACTTCGTTATTTAGGTATGGCAACATTTAACATAATGTAGATTATCGGACGTAAAATAATTATTTCATAAATCACAGCATCAAAGCAGAAAAAGAAAAGGCTTCAGAACAGGCATGATACCTGCATCTGAAGCTTTTTTTGTTTACAGATTCGCCAAAATACGAAGTTCTTCTTCTGATAACCCTGCATAGGGACTTACGTTATTTGTCACTGTTACTGCGGTATGTTGCTTTAATTCACCAGTTAATTCCAATATCAGCCGTACCGCACCCACATTCCCACGTAAAGCAGATTTATACAAGGAAAATATGATTGCCATGTTATTGATAAAATGTTCTTCACTGATCCCACATTCACGTAATTTGTCCTTCATTTCTCGGGAACATTCCGTTTCACCAAAGATGATAGCATATTCACGTAATGATTTCTTTTTCCGCTTCGATTCTACGGCTTTCAATCCGCCCTTCCTGCCATTTAC